AATACCAATACCACGCACTGCATCATAACTCACCGGGTCAGTGCAGTTGCAGAAAATCCAATCAGCAATTTGTTCTGCTGTAAAACCCGGCTCAGATTTTCCTAAAATCGCCTCTCCTTCTTGTGGACGCCCGATCGGGGCAGTTTTGTTATCAAAAACTCCAAGATGGGAATTATAAGTCGTAGACGTAACACGGAACGCCGCGCCGTCAAATGCCAAGGTGATGTAATTGTTTACTGGATTTCCTGGAATATTTAAACTAGAAACACTATTTCCATCTGTATCAATCAACGTTCCCCCGGAAACTCCATTTGGTTGGATAATTGCTGCGTTATTACCGCCGGTATATATTCCAATTGTCCAGCCATTTGGTATTAACGATATAGATGGCAGGGTTATGGTTGAATCACCTCCTGCCAAAATCGTACTCATAGTCATGCCGTTGTCGGTAAGAGTAGCGGCATAGCCGGTCGAGAATAGATATTCCCACTTCAAACCCCCTGCCGCACCATCGATTCCATTAAATAGGGCAGTGGTTGTAGTAGCAACCAGAAGACGGAAATTTGTTCCATCTGACTGAATCGCAAAGTATTCAAAATTCGTATTACTAGGCGAGGTAAAGGATGTGAAGGTTTTTTGGCCAGAAAGTATATACGTGCTTATCGGTGTATTGATTATGATACCATGTCCGCCGCCGTTGCTGAAACCCATTTCCCAACCCTGACCAACAGTTACGGGGCTGGGAAGTGTGACCGTAATCGTCGCGCCGGGAATATTATCACTGGCAAGGATTTTACCGTTATCCGCTGAACTAGCTGTGTACGAACTTGTTGTTGGATATTCCCATCCAGTAGTCTGGGCTAGAGCCAACCCACAACTCAATATCCAAACTACCAGGCCGTATAAAACCCGTTGTTTCACAGATCAAATACTCCTGGGCGTTAGAGAATTATTTCTAAACATAGCTTTGATTGCTCCCGAATTGGCTTGAACATTGTCTTTAAACCATTTGGCAATTGACGGCGCATCAGCTGGCCCGTGGAAGTGCATGTGCATATCGCCGCCAGGAGATTTACCACTGCCAATCATACCCTGCAAGCCTTCAGAAATATGGCTTGGTAATACCATTTCACGCGAATGAAGCAGTGCCGGCGTTGCACCGGGAAATGAACCAAGTGCCCAGCCACCGGCAGCTGATGGTACAACACCACCGGATTTAAACCCAAATGGCAACAAGCCGCCGACGAACTTACCGACACCAGCCAACCCGCCAGCTGCTCCAGCTGCCGCTCCAACTCCACCGACGGCAGATGTACCAGCTGCTGCCGCAAAGGTTCCAACCGCGGCAGTGAATGTCGCTACACTAGCCGAAAACGCAGCCTGGGTTGCGGCCTGATCCACTCCCGCCACAGCTCCGATACCGGAACCAAACAACCCACCAGGGGTTCCTAGACCAATAGATTTGGCCAATAATCCACCTAACGATGAGGCTGTACCGCCAGACAACGACTTTGCCAATGATTCGGTTAATGTTGATTGGAGTGTGTGGCCCAGTTCCGTCGCGACGCTTGTGCCTAGTTTTTCAAAAATCTGTGTCGATGGACTGATTCGATGCGACTGAGTTAGTGCTGCCCCGTGCGGCCCTCGGATTGAACTGTACCAGTATTCTGGTTTCATTGGCCGAAAGGCGGATTTAATCGCGTCAGTAATACTATTCTCTATATCATCGCCAATCTTATCAAACGCAGAACCCCACTTCTTGGTCACTTCCTCAACAGCAGCGGTGTGGGCATCGATTACAGTCTGGACATGGGACTGGATTTCGTTCTCAATCCGTTGGTGTTGAATTGCAAATTCCTTATCCGCAGCGATCTTGTCTCCGACGGCCTTTTTATACGCGGCAGAGTCTTGGCCCCATATTTGGGCCGATTTTTCGGCCTGGGATGCAATGTTGTACTTTGCCCCGCCAACAGCATATTCCTTAGTAGCCGCGGCAGCTATCTGGTCATATATCGAATCGCTTTGAGACTGAAACTGTTTTAGGGCTTGAAGTTTTTGCTCCTGTACGGATTTAAAGGCCGCATATTCACTCTGGGCACGTTTAAATCTGCCCGTTGGCCCGGCTCCATAATCCACGGTTCTAGCCGCCGCGGACTGTGCTTCAAGCATCTGATCATTTAATTCATGATCCCGGCGGAGAGAGGATAGTTGTTCGCGTAGCTCCGTGATGTTGGACTTATATTCGGCAAACGCGGCCTTATCTGGCCCGTGGTCAACCCTTGGCTTCCGTCCTGCCTTCGGCTTTGGTTGCCCAATTACTGCAACATCAGGAAGGGTAGTGGACATTTCACTCATCCCCTCCCGCCCACCGCGTTCAAAAGGCGATTTGCCCGGGCCGCCGGTTATGGTGTCAACCATACCGAAACCCTCGCCCATAGCCATGCCACGGCCCACGGCGGCCATAAAGTCATGGATCGCCGTTCCAGCTCGTTGCACGGCCCCTACAACCGTGTTTAGAGCCTTGTCCAAGGTGCCAAGGAACCCAATCACATCTTGGATCGCCGGCCCCCATTCAACAAACGCCTTAATCGCCTCGCCCTTAATAATCGCGGCGAGGGTACTAGCTTTATTTCCGGTCTCGATCAACGACTTCGCCGTCTGTGAATCAAGCGTGATGCCTAATTCCCGGGCCTTGTTCATCAGATCTTGGATCTGTTGTCCACTTGTATTTAACAACGGTTCGACAGTAGCCAAACCCTGACCGAAAATCTCCTCTGCCGCCCGGGCCTTATTTGCCCCGTCAGAAAATCCGCCTAGCGCATCTGCAACACGTTTGAACAATTCGGGCAGGTTTTGAGACTTCTGTCTCAATTCATCCATCGAAATGCCGATAGCGTTGAATGCCTGGGCTTGTATTCCTTTCGAATTCGCCATTGCCTTGCCGACGTTGTCAGCAAAATGACGCAGAGCCGTGTTGGCAGACTCACCTTTCGCACCCGTTAGTTCCAACGCGCCCTGGAGTTGAGAAAACTGCGGCAATGCAGTCCCGGCAGCAGCAGCTGCGGCCTTGGTCTTTTCGGCCCACTGCCCCATGTGTTCAGCGCCGCGGACAATGGCAGTGGTCGCCAATACCCCACCCAATACCCCAATAGATGCAATAAGCGGTGTAGAACCCAATCCTGCATCGCGAATTGACGAGCCCAATGTGGCGAAGAACTGACCACGGCGCCCAGACGCCAATTCGTCAAACGCGGAGACCAGATGTTTACTCTCGCGTTGAAGAATTGCAGTTCCTTCAGCTGCTCGTCTTGCCCCCCGGCCAACCTGTTCTAGTTCCTTAGCATGTGCTGCAACAGAAGATTTTGGCGCAAGGGCCTGTTGCATATTAAATCGAAAAGCCTGGGCAGCTCTGCCTTCCTGTTCTGCGCCCCTAAGTGAATCTCGAACCTGTTTGTCATGCCCAGCTATTGAACTTGACGGGGCAATCCCTTGAATTACTCGGAACCGGAACGTCTCAGCTTCCTTCTGCGCCGCCATCTGCTCTTTATACGCCCGGCGTTGGGAAGCAGTCTCGGCAGCGGTAATCGCTGCAATTGTCTTTGCCTGAGCCGCCTTAGTCGCGGCATACTTTCCAGCCTCTGTTCCAAGTCGACGATAGACCGCAGCTTGTATATCTAGATCGGCTGAGATAGACCTAAGGGTTGCCTGGCTTACAAAACTGGCTTTAAGCCGTTCGTTTGCCGAAACGGCTCGGGTGGTAGCTGCGGCAGTGGAATCTAATGCCCCGGACGTGCCGCGTAATGCCGCAATTTCAGCCTGTAAACTCGCTGCGGTACTAGCATTCAGCCGTTGAAATTCAGCTGATCCAGTTGTTAGTGCTTTTAAATGTCCTTCAAGGGCCTTGATCTGTGCTGAAACCGCGGCAATGGCCGTGCTGGCTGAATTACTAGCGGTGATATTTATACCAAGGCGGGTTTCAGACATTACTTCGCTTTCAGTTTAAGATTGGCCTTAATACGTTCCTGGTTTTTTATTCGCATTTGATCTAGATCAAAAACCGGGGCCGATTTTGGTAGCCCAGGATCCTTCGTTCCCCGTAAGATTGGAAGCAGCCCGCGAGATTCACGCTGAAGTTGGTCGATGTCTTTTTCGTCAATATCCGTTTTCTTGCCGCCACCAAATCCTTCTACAATGGCCTTAACCAGGACATAAACCGGCGGATGGTCTTTCCAACCGGAAAATAAGTCGTTTACCTCCTGAAGTGTATGCTCATCTATCTCCCGATAGGTCCAACCATAGGCGGCGGCGAGGGATTGATAGATTGGTCTGAGATCCCAGTTTCCACCGCCGCCGGAGTTTCCCCCACAGGGATAAATCCACTGATACCGAGCACCGCGACCCAGGCCTGATTTACATTTCCCATGTCCATGCGGTCCCAGAATTCAGACTCGGGAAGATCGGTTTCGGAATAATTACGGCGCAACGCTGCCAGGATAATTTGGCCGCGAAGGTCGACCAGGTTCCATTGTTCTCCATCCTGGCCAACCAGTCTATCATGTTCTTCCAGTTTGACTAGCAATCCATTCCTTAACATTCCCAATGTCAACGGCGGGACAATAAAATCCTTGTCCCCCAAACTGAGTCTCACGCCCGGGATCATAATTTTTACTCCGAAGTTGACAATGTACCGATCGAATTGGCCTGGTTTGAAAAGGCCATGAAATCAAAATCCGGGATGCCGTAGTCGTCGATGCGGGAGGGAAAATTCAGTCGAGACGAAACACATTCATTCAATCTCAAAGTCAACTGCCCTGCCGCGCCTAGGGTATTGCGCTGTTGATAAAACGTCGCGATGAACGTCGGCGTAAAGCCCATGAAGTTGTTTGCCAGGGCTATCGTCTTCCCATTCACATCGGTATAGACATAAGAAATCTGTACCGGCTGGCTTGCATCCACCGAGGCGAAGGTATAGACACCAGATGCCGGGTTAACTGTATACTGCCCAGTTGCCGTAGGTGTAGTTACATACGAAAACCGTTTGCCTTGATTTAAGCTGCCGGCATAAAACACACCCAAATCTGCCACAAAGGTAGCGGCATTGGCGACGGTGATGGTATATGGGCTTGAAACCGGAATCGTGTCCGCTTCATTTTCCTGGACATTAGTCTCACCAGTTTGAACCGTAGAACCGAAGAACAGATCCGCATACAATGCAGCAAACACGCGGGCCATTTTGGCTTTGCCAGTGATTTTACCTTTGCCGCGAGCAATGTCAACTGGGAATTGCAATTGCGAATACAATTCCTTCAATTCAAAGGTGAAATCAACTTCGTTTTCTTGAAGGATGGCGAACTGATCTGGACCAACTCCACTCACATCTGATCTGGTCCCCCACAACGCGCCGATACCAAAAATTAACTGCATTTCAACCTCGCTAGTTTTCGGATCGCGTCGGCGTTCCGTTGATGAAGAATATCCAGATTAAATACCGGCGGCGGTAGACCAGTTTCCGGGACGTGTTTAAAGCCAAAAGATTCCCAGAATATCAACGCGTCGTCTGGATTTTTTGACTTTTTCCACCATAGATGGATTCGATGGAACCAGAAGGAAACCTTGGCCACCTTCAATTTAGCCTCCCAGCCGTTTCTTCAGATCTTCCATGGCCTCACGCATGTAGTTCCAGATTTCCACATTCCTGGCTACGATTGACCCTTGCATCTTGTCCTGCCACCAGGCGTCAATTTTCTTATCCGTGTTTGAAGGTTCTGGCAATGCCGGCTCTGGCAATGCCTTTGCCTTTGGCTCGGATAGATCGCTGTTCACTGGCTGGGCTAGTTCATGGGTTGGTTCATGTTCATCAGACACTTTTTCTCTCCTTTAGTGGGTATTGTCGTCTAATCCAATCATGGCCATTCAACCACAATTGGCACCATTAACAAGGTCTGGTTGTCTATATCTCCGGGATCTTTAAACACACGGCCTTCGATCCGGCACCAGTAGACAAGGCCGTTTAAGGTGAAGGTGTTTTGACTAGGGTTGTCAGGCATCAAGGCCGTTTCAAACGCCTGCATCATGTTGTCAAGATCAATCCCGCCAATAGCATTCGGGTCGTCAGTGCGGGAATAACACCAGGCACGAAGATCAAGCCGCCGGCGTAGTGTTCCTAGGTTCCGATACTCATCCATCTCCATATGGGTTACAAGGGCGACATAAGGCTGTTGATCAGCTGGCACATCACCCCAGAGCCGGAGCCGGCGGCTGACGGTACGCCACGAAGTACTGCCGTTGATGGCTGCCGGAAATATCATACCCTGAATCACGGTTTCCAAGGCCGACATTACCTGTCCCCGTTCATTTGCCGCCGTCACGATCGTATTGCCTCATTAACACCTTGTTCAATGGACGAGATTATATGTTCGCGGCTTTCGCGTAAAGCCAGGCGCATGAAGCTGTTTTCCTTGGCACCGGGATGGACTACCGACCGGGTGAATATGTTCTTACCATCCAGTTCAAAAACCAAGAACCGTTTATTAATCGGGATTATTGAATACGATCCTTTACCCCCATATTCATGAGCCATGCCGTAGGCATAGACCTTCGGATCAGTGTCTTCAATCTCAACTGTACCGACAACGGTTCGGGAAGAAAATCTATATCCTTCTTCCCCGCTGCCAGTCGTTACATGTGATACAACACTTCCTGCCAACCGTCCGGACTGAGTTTTTAATATCCTTCCCGAAAGGTTTTCCACAACCTTTTCCCGCAACCGATCCGTTTCGGCCTCGACCTTGATCCGCACCTGCTTATCGATCTTCGCATCCAAAGTATCGACTTTGAGCAGGGCGGAAATATCTGTCAATTCGATGTGTAAGTCAAACATCAGATCGGCGCTCCGATTGCCGGCGGGACAACGGTGACGTAGGGCCAGATCAACCCCATAACTTCGGGCGGGAGATCCGGGAATGGACTGTTCATTCTCCCACCGCGCATATAATGAATCGTCTCCTGTCCTCCGAGGCTCTTACTCATTTCCCCAATACGGGAGCGGTAGGAATATCTCTCGGCGACGTATTGAATACAGGCCTCCTCCAAATCCGCGGGGATGAATGAATAGGATACAAAGAGCGGTCTACCTGCATCGCCAGATGAAAAGGTATAGACGCCGGGGTTAGTATCTGTCGGAGCCACATATTGCCCAGTGGATGGCGTTCCAGTCACGGGAACCAAGCTGGTGCCAGAGGCATAGGTCACCCCATTATCCAGGCACCAGATACCCTCCGGCTGCATTACCGTTACGGCATATGGGCCGGGATTTACCGGCACGACCACAGGCTCCGCTTGAATCAAATATCCCGCCGTGTAAGTAACCTTAACGTTTTGGGCGCCTTGAGGAAAGTATCCGTTATTAAATTCCAACACAGATGGTTGGCCGGGTAACTCCCCACTCCACGGCACGAATCGATAGCCATAACCAGGACTTGCCTCCGAAATTACACCCTGGTTATAGAGCGGCAATGGCGCAGGGTTAATTACTCGGCCAGCAATCTGGACTATACTAATCGATGTTACTGGATAGTCAGGCAGGACAATCTGGTTCGTGCCAACACCGTCAAATATCCGGGTGAATAACTGGGAATACGTCCTTGCCCGGCTGAGTTTGGAATAGATTGCCTGCGAACATGCCGTGATTAACTGGGCAACGATCGCATTGGAAGCTGAGTTTAAGTTCGGCAACCACGTTCCAAATCTGGCCGGAGTAGTGAGATCTCCGCCTGCTAGGCTCATTTTTTAGGCTTAGAAAGGTCAGGAGCCGGGGCCGGGGCCTTGTCCGCCGGCTTGTCTTCCGCCGCCTCTTCCATGTCCTGAATCTGTGCCTTGAGTTTTTCATTTTCCTGAAAAAGCTTGTCCCGTTCATGAACTGTAGAGGCGAGCTTCGCAGACATAGCGGCGAAATCTTCACGCATGGAGGTCATTTCAGTTTGGGCCGCAATCAACTGCTGCCCCATATGTTTCATATCCTTGTCACTGTCTGGGTCCTTTGTCGGCAAATCCGGCAAGTCGGTGTCGGCGGGAGGATCACAGATTTCAAACCCCATATTCATATTGAGCAGGTATGGGGTAAAATGTGCCGGGATGCGGGCATAGTGTCTGCCTTCTGCATCTTTTGCTTCGGCAGTAAAGTTCTGTTGTTGAATTGTGATCGCAGTCGTACTAGATGGAAACCTAACCCACATGATTTTCTCCTATTTTAGATATTGTTCAAACTCGTCTTCTGTCCCAATAATCGCCATGTCGCCCCGAAGGGCGATGCGGTGTTTCCCGGTCACAACTACAATTTTCCCGCCGCGAGACAGGATCATGCGAAGATGGTCTGAAACTGGTGGAATTCGCCAGGCATTAGGATGGGATGGGTATGGATAGACAAAAAGCGTTTCCCTATCCTCGCCCCACGGCCAACCCATAACCACTTTACACACGTTTGGCCGAAGGTTCTCGGCCATTCGTTCGGTATCTTTACGCCGTTGAGAATCTAGCCACAGGCATACATAATTCTGGCATGCCTGTGGCCGGTCGGCATAAATTCTACATCCGTGACCAAAGGCTGTTGGCCCCAGATGTTTACACGGTTCGCCGAAGGGTTTTTGAACCTCCTTTACTTCAAAAACCCTGCAGCAACCATCACAATCTGCACAAAGTCCGGCCATATGGATTATAACGCAAAGTTACCAGTAGCCGGGTTTTTGTTGGTAATCATGGCAAATGCCGGGGTGAAGTAGCACGAAAACACTTCGTCCACATACACGCCATATTCATACCGGCGGGATTTCCAGGGCCACTGGATCTGGTAATAGTCCTGTCTCACACGGGCTTCGAGCAAGTTGGCAATGCCCGAAAGTTCGTATGGCGATCGATCTGACCAGAATATAATGGTCCCCGGCGGAACATATGGATGAACTTCAACGTCAAGGGTGTTGTTGAAGAACTTGTTCAGGTACGACGTAACCCGTCTACCCGCAACAATCCGCCCGGTTTCTTGGTCCGCATCGAACCAGATCCGGAAGCCGTTGTTAGTCGATGCCTGACCTAACATCGCGCCGAATGTATCGGCCAAATCCTGCGCCGAGATCAAGATCCGATCGAAACCGATTTTGTACTGATCGTATGCCGCCCTCAACACTGCGTCGATTTCGGCGAAATTGCTTCCCGATAGTGTCAGGCCAGTATTACCATTCCTCATGTTGTAGATTATACTACCGCCGGGGGAGATAGTCATAGTATCGCCGGCATTAACCACGCTTGGCAACAGCGGATTTGTTGCCATGTACCGACCTGGATCAGGACCTAGGATGGCGCCAGAGATCTGGGTCAAGATCCCGTCCGGTACCAGCACATCGGTTGAATTGTCGGCATAGGTTGCGCCGACTTTCAGATTCCCAACCGGCTGGTTTGTCGTGGCAGGGTATTTGGTCAAGTACACCTGGCTCGAAGGTGAGAGCCCGGCCAGGTATTCTGCACCGGAAGCCGAGCCGACGAACCAAGCATATGCAAAGGCACCGGCAACTGGGGTCACGGATGCAACCACAACCTGGACACCAGACGAAGCCAACGATGCTTCGGCAGAAGGCTGAGCCGAGCCACCACCGTAGGTATCACTGGACCCATCAGCATTGATCTTGGTAACCTGTCCAAGTACCCCGCCAAGGTTCGTGACCGATGAATAGGGTTGGTACCCCAAGAACCCCATGCCGGTAAGGGCGACGCAGATTACATACACTGTCCCAGATGAAAACGCGCCGGTTAAACCTGAGATTGTCGCATTAGCCAAGGTAGGCGTCGGGGTCACACCCAACGGCATCCCAGCATCACCGTTGATGAGGATCTTTTCCTCATCGATCATCAACGAACGCAGGCTGGATTGAACTGAAATCCCGAGGGTTTCGGGGCTTAGATTCCGACCCCCAAGCCTGGCCTCGAACGTGACACTGGATTCAAAACCCAGGGTCTTGTACGCGGCCAACATGTCCTGTTCGGAAATCGCGATCCTCGCGCCGCGATTGCCCTCACTGACACCGGAACTGGCCCCGTTCACGTTCACGGCAGTGATACGTTTCCAATGGTACGAATTTCCACCATCTGCCGGTACACGCGGAAGCCTGCTAATTCTCGGGATCAATTCCCGATAAGGATATAACATCTGGACAATCGGCTTAAGATCATACCAGAGCAGGTTTGTCGCCTGGGAAATCGTATCTGCCTTATACAGATCCCCGCCCAACCGTTTCTGCAACTCATTGACAAAGCCCTCGTTGTTTAACAGGGCCAGGACAAATTCGTTGCCGATACCGTTGTTACCAGTAAATGGTACTGGTTGCATGTTATCCATTTAAACTATCTCCTTTCTTTATGCTGATCTTTTTCCATTCCCTGCCGAGCCTTTAAAACTCGGATCGAGAATAGATTTACCGAAGGCACGACCTGAAAGGAGGTAGTTGCCTACAACCTTCCCAATTTCCGGGGTACGGATAGATTCCTCTTCGGCATTAAGAAGGTTGGTGTTCACGCCATCGAACAGGAGCGAATTACGGTCCTGTTGTTGCCCGCCACCGTTAAACGTCTTGTTCAGATCAAATACATGAGGCTTACCGCGGCCCGAGGGCAGCCGGTCTAGGGCTGCGACCTGGCCGGAAAGTCTTGCATTCTCGGCCATGAGTTCGGCGACCTCGACCGGAACCATACCACCTTTGGCAAACTTGGCGGCTTTGCCAGGATATTGCTGACCCGAATCAGGATATGCCGGTGGCATACTTCCACCACCGCGAGCGCCTGGCGGTGACGATGCCATTGCATCCGGGGTCATGTCCTTAACTCCTGGCGGCACTTCGTAAAATCCCGGCTCGGAGTCGGCGGCTTCCTGTCCGCGTTGACCAGCACGGCTGAGCTTTTCAATATGCCCTTCCGCGGCTTTATGAAACGTTTTCATATTCTCCATTGCGGTGTGGGCTTTCTGTAATTCGCCCATTACCTTTTCCATGTTGTCCATGTCGTCATCCATTTCTTCTTTTTTCTTTGACCCGGCGGTCTTGGACAAATAAACCGCTTTCAACATCCCATGTGCCTTGGAAATAGATGCTGAACATTCTTTCCGCATCTTCCTTGCCTTTTGAATATTGGCTTTTGCCATATTCATCCGGCTAGCGCGGCTTGGCATCATTGCCTTTTTAACCAGGGTAGCTAGCGCCTGATCCAGACCCGCACCCTGTACCGTTTTTTGCGTCATCTCGTCCTCATCACCGTCTGTTAGGTATGACTGAATCCACTGGTCATCGGCATCGGAATAGTCAATCGCCTCCGATCCTTCGTGCGTTGCTTTCTGGCCGATGACCGCGGCCAGGTCATTTGAAATACTGCCTAACTTCTCGGCAAGTTTTTTATCCTTTCCATCTTTTTCGCGCTTGGATTCCATAATCAAACTGCGCTGGGAATTGCGAATCGAATCAAAGGCGGAAGAAAGTGGCGGAATTACAGACATGGACTTGCCGAGGTCCGCAATCGCTGCCGCCTTAGCACATTTCTTCTCGGCCTTTTTAATCAGCTTTTTGGCTAGTTTTTTCTTCCAATTGGATGGGAGCTTGACGCCAAGTTCCTTTGCCCGACGACGAATTAACGCCCGGGTTTTGCCAGGATTTTTACTTCTACCAATCGCCTGTCGCGCATTGGCAAGATCTGATTTGTTCTTAATCGGGAACGAACCATCTGGATTGGCATCACCTTTCCCAGCCAAATCTTTTCGTTCATCCTTCCCAACGTCCCGCTTATCCATCCCGGCACATTCGGCGCAGTCAACCTTACCATGTTCTTTACATGCAATTCCGCCGTCTTTGCGGGTGATATTTTCGTTAGGATGGGGATCTTTAGGCAACGGAACTTTACTTTCCGGCCCTGCCGGCAGGCTAAAGCCATCATGCGCGGCTTTTGGTCCGGCCTTTGACATCAGTTCCACAGCCTGTGCCATTTTAGCAATGGCCTTGGCCGCTGGTTCACGGGATGGTTTAGTTTTAATTAAATAATTATCTCCATCTTTAGCCCGTTTCGACAATTCAATTCGACAATCTGGATTGGCGGGTCGATCAACCAAACTAACCTCGATCAACTCGATTTCCGTAATAATATTTCCCTGCTTACTCAGCTTCTTCCCACCAATGGAATAGCCCTTGTAAACCTGATCTAGGCACTTCTGGGCCGCCTCCTTATCGGTGATCCGAGACGTAAGAAATAAACCCTTGTCATCCACATTCGCTTCTTTTGCAACACCCACTGCCCGTGGTTGGTGCATTTCTCTAATGTTCCGCCATTCCCAATAACCAGGAAGGGCGGCTTTAACCGCGTCGAGACTGACAATCTCGCCATCCAGATCAATCGACGGCGTTGATGCGTACCCGGCTACGGTGCAGCTTCCATCCTTGTTTTTCTCGACCTTGGACAAGGGAAGGAAGAAATTAAAAGTATCCACGATATGTATCCTTTCTACACCGTAGACCTGATTTTTCTTACGGGAGTAAACCCGTGCCGACCAACTGCATCAGGATCATGAGATTATCCATTCCGTCCTGATGAAAGTTGCCACTTTGCGTCGTGGATGTGATTATATTTCCTGTCACGCCGGTTTGCACCGCCAAAGCCAGCGAACTGCCGGATTGATCGGTAATGGTATAGGTTGTGGTGATGCCGCTTACTGTTTTGGTCCACGGTAGTGACATGTTAAACTTCTCCTAAGGATTTGGGGTTGAAGGCGGGGTTGGGGTTGGGTTTGGAACTTCTCTATTCGCAATAATATCATCCTTTTTTTGTGAACTTGCTGACGAGCCGATGAAGTAATTAACAACCTGAGTAAACAACGCGATTATTGCACCGTAGAACAATCCAAGATTTGATTGGTCTTTAGATAACCACGCGGCAGTAAATCCTACACAGAAAATAATCCCGGTCAAGACACATAAACTCAACTGCCCCCATGTTCTTACTGTATCTGAATTCAAATTCAGCCTCCTTTTATATAATCAGTATCCGGGCGAATAATTTGCTGTCGAGTTTCTAAGGCGGATATTCTACGGCTTTGTGTCTTATTTTCCGACTCAAGTCTCAACACCCGTGTTTCACACTCTCGATGTTTGTTTTCGGCATCAACCAATGCCTGCTGCATTTTACGAAACTCAATCCACAGTTTGTTACCGCTTTCTATTTGATCAGCTAACTGTTTACTTAAATCCTCAACCAGCCCTTTATATGCTTCACTCATCTGACTAGGTAATGCCAGCTCTGCTGCCGAAACTGTTTTATGGTCTTCCCGCCGCCAATCAGATTTCTTAACATACAAGGCACTTAATAACCCCAACACTGCTGATACTACGGCAGATACAATAAACGAAAACCACCAAGGTGCCGAACCTGCACCCTCAATCGGTACTGACATGCCATTCTATCCAATACCGTCGCTGGCGGCTCAAGGCTGAAATCATGATTCGATATTGCCATATGATCCCAAAAACCGATACACCAGTTATAATTGC